CGATCGTCTTTTCGGTAAAGCCCGAAACCCAAAAGCCGACTGGAAATACGTCAAATAGACGAAACTCCAACTTTCCGTAGTAAACTCCCAGCCCAATGCGCTGAAAAGACTGCGCGACAAAGGACTGAGATATGTCGGAAAAATATGAATTCAAAGACCGTCTTTGGGATGTAAGACACGTTCAAAGCGGCAAAAGCCTTGGTCACGTATCTGTCAATGCCGACAGCGTGCGTGAAGCCTATAAGCAAAACAAAAATATGCAACCAAGCACCCATGAGGACGAAATTCTTGACAACGCGCTGTGGAATTTTCTCGATAGTCATGGGCTCAACCCTGAAGATATTGAGATCTCCGAGAAAGTAGAGCGGGCAGAAAAGCCCAAGCGCGCCCCTCGCAAGGCATCGGAAGGCGGCTCATGTTGGTAATTAATAACAACAAACGCTGAAAAGACTGCGCGCTAAAGGATTCAAACAATGTCGGAAAAGAAACCTCCCGCGCCGCCAAAAAACAAGGGCGGCAGACCATCGGACTACAACCTCGATATAGCCCATGAGATCTGTATAAGGCTATCAGGAGGAGAAAGTCTCCAAGGAATCTGTAAGCAGGAGGGCTTCCCATGCCAGCAGACGGTCTACTCGTGGCTGATGAAGCACCCCGAGTTCCTAGAGATGTACACGCGCGCACGGGAGGAGCAGGCGGATACTTATGCTGATCAGATCGTGGCGATCGCGGACGAAGATCCTGAGCTTTCCCCGCTCTACGATAAAGACGGGAACGTCGTTGACCTAAAGATCGATTCGGGCTACGTGGCCTACCAGAAGCAGCGGATTGAGGCCCGGAAGTGGACGGCCATGAAACTGAAGCCTCGCAAGTATGGCGATCGGATCACGCACTCCGGGGACGACGACAACCCGGTGGTGATCGAGAACAATGTGAGCGTCTTCGGAGAGCTGCTCAAGCACCTGAAGATGCAGCGCCAATCTGAATGATAGTCCGCATTGTGATTACTAGTCGGACTAGTAATGGGCGCATTTGATGACCTTCTGAAGGGCGATGCTTTACAGGCTGAATTCGCGAAACTGAAGCCTATAGAGCAGTCTCTGGTCAACTGGCGCCTGAAGTGGCTGCAGACCGCGCATAAGCATCAGATTGAGCCGCCGGGCGATTGGACTATATGGCTGCTGCTCGCCGGCCGCGGAGCCGGGAAAACCCGTGCAGCCGCAGAGACGCTGGCGGAGTGGGCTGTTGAGCAGCCGAAGACGCGCTGGCTGGTGTCGGCGCCGACGTCCGGGGACATCCGCGGCACCTGCTTTGAGGGCGAGTCTGGCCTGCTCGAGGTCATCCCCAAGGAGTTTGTGGCTGACTACAACAAGAGCCTGCACGAGATTAAGCTGATCAACGGCTCGTTCATCAAGGGCATTCCGGCTAGCGAGCCGGAGCGATTCCGCGGTGGTCAGTGGCACGGCGCATGGCTGGACGAGCTCGCTGCTTGGGAATACCTGCAGGACAGTTGGGACATGATCCAGTTTGCTGTCCGACTGGGTAAGCACACGAAGATCATCGCGTCGACCACGCCGCGGCCGAAGCCGCTGATCATGGATCTGCTGGGCCGCGAGGGCGACGATGTGGTGGTTACCCGGGCCTCGACCTACGTCAACGTCAAGAACCTCGCCCCAAGCTTCCAGAAGCAGATCCTGCAGTACGAGGGCACGAAACTGGGCCAGCAGGAGATCCACGCCGAGATCATCGATCCCGAGGAAGGCGGTATCGTCAAGCGGGACTGGTTCCGACTTTGGCCGGATGGAAAGCCCTTCCCAAAGTTGGAATTCATCATCCAGTCTTACGACTGCGCCACAAGCGACAAGACATACAACGATCCGACTGGTTGTATCACGCTGGGCGTGTTCAAGCCTCTGGACGGCGGGATGAGCGTTCTGATCCTCGACTGCTGGAACGAGCACCTGCAATACCCTGAACTGCGGCCGAAAGTGATCAGCGAGTTCGATACGGTCTACGGCGAAGGCAAGTCCCGGAAGCTAGTCGACCTGATACTGGTGGAAGACAAGTCCGCGGGGATCAGCCTGATACAGGACATGCAGAGGGCGCATCTACCGGTGCATGCTTACAACCCCGGGCAGGCTGACAAGGTGCAGCGGTTGTCTATTGTGGCGAACATCATCCGCGCCGGCCGGGTCTGGGTGCCTGAGTCTGGCAATCGACCCGGCTACGTGAGAGACTGGGCGGAGGGCATGGTGAGTCAGATCTGCTCTTTCCCTGAGGGCACGACGCACGACGAATACGTCGACTGTATCAGTCAGGGCCTGAGATACCTAAGGGACGCCGGCTGGATCAGTATTGATGCCCAGCCTAGAGCGGAGATTGAGCAGGAAGACATCACCGACGCCGAGATATACAACCAGCGGAGCCGGGAGAATCCCTATTCCGCCTAGTAGACCGGCCTCATGCCGGGGAGCATAATCGCGCCATGAATCCACGCCAGAAAATGATGCTTCAGGCTTTGCTTAACCGCAAAGCGGACAACGGCCAACCCACGCTCAAGCTGGCTATTGGTGGCCAAGGCCCCAGAAACTGGCTGAAGGGTAGTGTCGAGTCCGTGGTAAAGCCCCTGATTCCTGAAGGCCCGACTCATCGTGATGAGGCACTGATGCTAGGTGGCCGATGGGAGAGAGATGCGGACACTCCTGAAGCAAAAGCCATCATGGCTAAAAATGGGGCGATCACCGACTGGGTTCGGCGCAATCTCACGAATTACATCAAGAAGCAGATGGCGGGTCATGACGATCCCATCCGCAAACTGGCGGAGCAGGGGATCGTTCATTTCAATCCAGAGCAGGCCGAAGAGCAAAGAGAGCATGCTCAATACATGCGGAAGGTTAACGATGCTCCTGAGCTAGGCAATTCGCCTCAAGCAAAAGCTTGGGAGGATGTAAGTGATGGTCTGTTCCACATCAACACGGTCGGAGAGCTGAAAGAGTCTGCTGCGAAACGTCCTGATGTCTATGCGGACAAGCTTGAGCCGTGGATGGATAAAGTTGATCCCAACACTAAATTATTCCGGCCGACTAGTGGTTTTGCCGCCCAGATAGCAGGTTTCGACCACATGGTTGACGTCTTGAGAGAGGACGTCGAAGAGGGCCGAATTCGCCCTGAGCAGTTGAGCAAGATCAGCATAGAGCAGGCGGTCAGGCGTGTTCATGAGTATGACCAAGAGCGCAAGAAGGCCATGGCCGCAACGGCGCTCAAGGCAACTGAGGGTATGCCTGTTTACAAGGAGTATCCGGAGCAGGGATACAAGTGGATTGAGTTGAAACAGCCAGAGCAGTTGCCTGAAGGTTGGCGCAAGGAGACGCGAGAGGGCCGTGATTGGTATATCGATCCTGAGGGCAAATACCACAATCAGTATTCCTCCCCGATGAGGAAGAATCTGGTGGATGCGCTCAAGTATGAAGGCGACGCGATGGGGCATTGCGTCAAGGGTGAGTCATATGTCCAAGGCGTTATGGACGGCAGCAAACGGATTTTCAGCCTTCGAGATGCCAACAATGAGCCGCATGTAACGATTGAGGTCAATCCGGCTAGACAGTATGACGAAGACGACGTCATTCAAGAATTCCCCGGCGGTGTTACGGATGCAATGAGGCGTGGCGATATTGGCGGAAGAGAATACATTGCCCAAAAATTGGCAGAGAGAAAAAATGTTGCTCCTGTCATCAAGCAGATCAAAGGCAAGCAGAACCGCGCGCCGAAGGATAGTTATCTTCCGTTCGTTCAAGACTTCGTGAAAAGCGGACAGTGGTCTGAGATCAAAGACGCAGAAAATGCCGGTCTCAGAAAGGCGCGAGAAGCTTTTACGGCGCAAGAGATCAACAATGCCAAGGATGCTGGCATATCATTCCCTGAGCATGAATACCTGACCGGAGATCAGATTCAGGACATCAACCACCAGTTGTATCCACAAGGCCAAAGGCTTTACTACGATGCAAAGGGGAACATTAAGGGAAGCGACTATGCCACAGGTGGTGGCGTAAAGATGGCCGACGGCGGTGCTGTCGAAGACGACTACCGCGGTGAACACACGGCACCGGGCCCCGACTTTGGCGCTCCCATGCACGATGTCACTCGTGATATGTACCCCAAAGACTTTTATGGCCCCAGCGGGTTTAGATTTTACGCTGACTTTGGTGAGCCTCATGACCGCGAAGCATATGACAAAGTCAGGCGAGCAAAAGATAAGCCTGATGAAATGGTCTACATTCATCGAGCGATTCCGACTAATGTGTATAACGAGGCGATGAAGAAAGAATCGCCACTCAAGCACATGATTCGAAAAGGTGACTGGGTAGCCATTTCCAAGCAATACGCCAAAGATCACGGTGAAGCCGTGTTACAAGGCGACTACAAGATCGCCAGCATGCGGGTTCCTGCAAAGCATGTGTGGACGAATGGTGACTCAATTCACGAATGGGGCTATCACCCCGTCGAAAAAAAAGCAGACGGCGGATTGATACACATGGCCGACGGCGGGGAAGTCATGTCAAATAAACGCATGATTGAAGATGTCTATGCCAAATACCCGGCGCATCCGTTTAATTCCAACCAACGAGTAATGTTGGAGGGAGAGGGCGAAAATCAAACGCTTGGTACTTTTCAGTTAAAACCGAGTATTTCGGCGAAAAATGCCGTGGAGCTTGAGTGGTTGTCTGCTTACCCGCAAAAGCAGGGTGTTGGAAGTCGAACGCTTAAGAAATTGCAAGAACACGCAAGTGAGCATGGTGTTGGACTCACTTTATTCCCTTGGGAACATGGCGGATTGAGCCAATCAAAACTGATGAAGTTTTACAAGAAACATGGTTTTGCGCCAACAGTAAAAGGTGGCAAAGCTATGATCTGGCGACCCGCCATCACCAAGGCCGACGGCGGCACCGTACAAGGAACGACTATGCCTACACTAGCCCAGATGAGACTGGCGATCACGAAGAGCGGCAACCCGATCGAGATGCAAAGCATTGGTGTGCGAGAAGCCCCGGACATGAACCCGAAGGCTTTCATGGCGCCTGATAAATCGAAGCCCTTCCAGCCCTCGCCGGGCGGTGTGCCGCTTCCTAGTGGCATGCCCACTGGTGGCATTGACATGAGCGTAGCTCCGGGCCAGCAATTCACGCCGGCGCCTCTGCAGCAAGCGCAACAAGCGCAGGGGAATATTCCCGGGCAGGAGCCGCCTCCGCCTACTGGATTCGGTCAGCCTGCCCCGGCAAGCCCGCAGCCGCCGAGCAACATTCTCAGCCTTACGCCGCAAGGTCAGGCGCTATCTGCGCTCAAGCCGCAGGGACTGGCTCAAGGCGGTCAGCCCAAAGGGAAACAAGGCGTATCAATGACTGCTCCTGAGGGCAGCCGGCTGACGTTTCAGGCGAGCGGTCCCGGAGGCGTGAAGGGCATCAATGTCCCGCGGCATATGTGGGAAGGGACGTCGGGCATTTACCAGAAGGGTGCGCGTAAGGGCCAAGCTTTTAAGACTCCGGGCATGAAAGAGGTCAATGAGGCTCGAGCTGAAGTCTATGGCGCCGAGAATCGAGATCCGTTGACGATCGGGCAGATCGGAAAGATTCACAAGAGCACTCTTGAAGATCATTTCAGCAAACCGGTTGATCAGCAGATCAAGGACGAGAAAGACGCCCTAGATCGCCTTCGCAAGGCAAAGCATATAGCCAAGGATGCAAATACTCTGGACGAGAGCGAGAAGCTTGATACCGTCCGCCATGAGTACGACGAAGAGGGACGCACCCACGTAGGGTATGCAGCCAAAGGTGTGGCTGGTCACGCGCTTTATACCTCTGGCGTTGGAAAGAACCAGAAGCATCATGTCATCAATACTTGCCCGGGGCAGACCACTGGTTGCGGTGGTGGTGTTGACGAGAAGGGTATGGTGGACACTCGCCGCGGGACTTGCTTTGCCCCGGTAGCGGAGTCTCAATACCCCGGCGCGTCGATTCGCCGGGCTTCCCATGAGCAGGCCAAGCATGATCCTGCGATGACCCGAGACTGGATCCTTGCTCATACTGGTTCTATACGTGATGCCGCAAACCGTGCGGATAAGAGCAACCAGCGGATGCTGTTCCGCCCGAACGTGGTTGACGAGACGGACGTCTCTTCCCGGCATGTCATCAAGCACCTGAATAAGCAGCGAGCTGAAGAAGGTAAGCCGGGGATTATTGCCAACTCGTATGGAAAGACCAACGAGCTGCACGATCCCGAAAATGGCTATTACGTCACGCACTCGAACATCGGTCCCAAGGTGAAGAAAGGGCATTCGATTTCGGAAAATATTGGACGGGATAAGCAGCGCGTCCGCTCTACGATTAGCGCGACGACCGCTGGCGGGAAGGACATCACGAACGAAGACGGGCACGAGACGCCGCCAAAGAATTCCTACATGGTGACGGACGTCAAGCGTGGATCTGACTTCGATAAGAAGATGCAGAAGACGATCAAATACGCGAAGTATTGGTCGACTGGGCGCCACGAGAACGAGCTTTCCGAGGACGAGAAGAACGAAGGCCCGGAAG